ATGCTACGTATCGAAGTGACCGTTGATAAAACCAAGAAATTACCCGCCGGCGCTCTATCCGCTCTAGCTATCGAGTTTAATGATCGCGTAAAGCGTCGCTATCCAGAGGCTGAGGCTACAATAAGATTGGCAGGTATGGACGGGTTAACTGTATTCGGTGGGTCGCCTGACGACAAAGAAGTGATTCAGGAGATTTTGCAGGAGACGTGGGAAAGCGCTGATGACTGGTTTCAGGCTTAACACCTTCTATCTGACCGGTTACCTACCGGCTACTCCCTCCCCGATATCCCCCCAGTATTTGTGGAGCAATGAATCTGTTCTATGATGCCAACCACATTGATGAAAACTTAATACAATTATTAATATTATTTTAAACTGATTATTTGGATACGGAAATTTAGATACTTAAACGAAAAACAGGAATATTCCTACAAAACCAACCCTAGTATCTGATTATTTTTTGACCTAAATCACGTTATCGTGAGTTCATGAATTATCGTTGCAGTAATAAATTTGATGCTCATGTGTATTTTAAAAAGTAAACGAGAATTCATATTAATAAACTTATTCTTTTTATCATATTTTATATCTGGGCCATTACTTAAAATGAAAAAATTTAACTACAAATTATCTTGTATCGCCTTAACTATTATATCTGCGATTAGTACTACAACTTCTTATGCTGACATCGGTTTTACAGGTGATGTAATACCCGACTTACCTGACTGGGATATTCCAGGGGTAATAATAATTGGTAATACGTCATTTGGTGCTATGGATATTTTCAATGGTGGACCGTTGAACAGCGGAAGTGGTGGAACGTTAACCAGCGGAAATGTAGCCGCTGGGCTATGGAGCTATATTGGTTATAGTTCTACAGCTACCGGTGAGGTAGTTATTACTGGCTCTGACTCTAAGTGGATAAATAACGGGGTGCTCTTTGTTGGTTATAACGGTAACGGCACATTACTGATAGCGGATGGAGGAGTTGTAAATAACCCTGTTAACGCGACACATGTTGGTTTTGGTGTTGGGGCTGTTGGTTATCTTGAAGTCAGTGGAACTGATTCACAATTAATCAACGGCGGTGAGTTACGCATTGGTGGCGAAAATGACAGTAATGGCATGATGCGAATTACCGATGGTGCTGTAGTCACTAACCAAAATGATGCTGATATTGCGTATCGCCCAGGTTCAACCGGTAGCGTTGAAGTCACAGGTCTAGGCTCAATCTGGAATGCCGGTAATCGTATGTTCATCGGCCATGAAGGTGATGGCAGTCTTAAAATCACCAATGGCGGCGTTGTTACCACGGCAACGAAAGCAAGCGTTGCGGCAGGAACGACTTCAACCGGTTATGTAGAAGTGAACGGTGCAGGTTCCCGCTGGCAAGTGGGTACTTTACTTGATATAGGAACAAATGGCCCTGCCACCATGGTAGTTTCTGATGGTGGTGTAGTAACCAGTCAAAGCGGGAATATTAACGACTCTATCGGAGTGGTAGAAATTACCGGCACCGACTCTCGTTGGGATAATGCCGAGACCCTGCAAATTGGTTCGTTTTACGCATCAGTAGGTTCTAATAGTACTCTAAATATCACTAATGGTGGCGTTGTAACTGATAGTTTTGGTTATGTTGGTGCAGGGAAAGATGCCACTGGCCGAGTAAATATCTCAGGTACAGATTCTTCTTGGCACAACGCTAACAGCTTGGTTATTGGTAACAGTGGGAATGGCTCTGTCGTCGTCTCCGATGGCGGGAGTCTCAGTAGTTCTGGTAGCTATGTCGGCTATACCGCTGGCTCAAAAGGTGACGTTTTGGTCACTGGTGTTAACTCCAATTGGGTTAATACAGGTGATATTCGTTTTGGGGAGTTTGGCGGTAACGCCTCACTGACTATTAATAACAGTGGGACTGTTCAAACCGATAATTTAACCATTGCTAAAGATGCAACTTCAATCGGAGTACTGAATATTGGTAGCGCAGCTAATTATACTGCGTCATTAGCCGGTTATATTAATACACCACTTATTACCTTAGGGAGCGGTGATAGCTCAATTGTCTTTAACCATATTGATACTGATTATCAGTTTAATTCTGCCATTGCTGGCAGTGGTAAAGTGGCCGTTTACAGTGGTATGACGGTATTAAATGGCGTAAATACCTATAGTGGTACGACAACAGTTAATTCTGGCATCTTAAAGGCTGGTGCTGCAAGCAGCTTCAGTACAGCTTCCGAATATATTGTCGAGACTGCGGGGGAACTGGATTTAGCCGGTTTCGACCAGACACTGAACAGTCTAAGTAATAGCGGTACTGTGAGCCTTAACGGTGTACCAGGTACGATTCTGACGGTATCCGGTAATTACATCGGCAACGATGGCTTGCTCAATTTTAATTCTCTATTAAATAATGACACTTCAGCTACTGATAAATTGGTCGTTAATGGCAATACTTCTGGCACAACTCGTGTGGGCGTGACTAACTTGGGTGGTAGTGGCGCAACAACATTGAATGGTATCGAACTGATTGAGGTTAATGGGCTGTCAAGCGGTGAGTTTGTTAAGCAGGGGCGTATTGTTGCCGGTGTCTATGATTACTCTCTGGCGCGTGGTGTAGGGATAAATGCCAGCAACTGGTATCTGACCAGCACAGCAACATCGGTTCCACCTGCTGAACCTGCTGAACCTGCTGAACCACCAGTGATGGTCAACCGGCCAGAAGCTGGCAGTTACACTGCTAACCTGGCAACTGCCAATAGCATGTTTATAACGAGTCTCAATGACCGCATGGGTGAAACCCAGTATATTGATGCATTGACCGGTGAACATAAAGTGACCAGCCTGTGGTTGCGTAACGAAGGTGGGCATAACCGTTCACGTGATGCATCGGGGCAATTGAATACACAAGCTAATCGTTATGTCCTGCAACTGGGCGGTGATATTGCTCAGTGGAGTAATAACAACACGGACCGTTTCCATCTAGGTATTATGGCTGGATATGGCAATAGCAAGAGTACGACTGTTTCACAAGTGTCTGGCTATAGCTCTAAAGGCTCAATCGACGGCTACAGCGCCGGTGTATACGGTACCTGGTACGCGAATAGCGAAGACAAGTCCGGATTATACGTAGATAGCTGGGCGCAATACAGCTGGTTCAACAACACGGTCAATGGTCAGGATTTAGCTTCTGAAGAGTACAAGTCTAAGGGCGTAAGCGCCTCAGTCGAAAGTGGCTATACCTTTAAAATCGGTGAGAATGCGTCGAAAAACGCCAGTTACTTTATCCAGCCGAAAGCGCAGGTGACATGGATGGGTGTTAAAGCGGACGACCATAAAGAAGCCAATGGGACAAATATATCCGGTGAAGGTGATGGAAACATCCAGACCCGTATGGGGGTGAAAGCCTTTATGAATGGCTACGCCGATCAGGATAAAGGTAAAGATCGTGTATTCCAACCGTTTGTGGAAGCCAACTGGATCCACAATACTAATGATTTCGGCACTACGATGGACGGTATGACGGTTAAGCAAGACGGTGCGGCCAATATTGGTGAGCTGAAAGTGGGTGTGGAAGGCCAGATTAATAAGAAATTGAATGTCTGGGGTAATGTCGGCCAGCAAATTGGTAACAAAGGTTACAGCGATACAGCTGTAATGCTAGGAGTTAAATACAACTTCTAATACTGGTTAAAAAATATAGGTATACAGACCGGGCAATTAAGCCCGGCTTTGTATTTTACGTTTCAGTTAACGGTGACTCCATAACTTCAACTTCTGGCATCTGAAGATGCTGATCCACAGGCGGGGCATATGTTGGTTCTGGCCAGCCCTCTCGCATAAAATCATCAAACTTATAAAAAAATACATGCCAACGGGGGTCGGATACCTCTACGGTTCCCATGTTGAGATAAAAACCCGGAGTGGGGGCGATTTCGAAGTACATCTTAATAACGGCGTGCGTCTCATCTTCAAAAGTCACATTTAACATATAAAACTCCTAGAATGTATAACCTGAACATACAATTGCCCAAGTACCTTGACTAGGGACCGCACCCACAGTGAAGTAAGTAGTGTTATTAGCTCCAATCAATACATCTCCTGTACCTATACACACCGCTGAATTATTTTGAAATCTAATTCTTCCTGTTGCTGATGTATCTGTTGAAATAACAAACGAGGTACTTGTCCCCCCACCACCTGCGTTAGCTGTACCCTCCATTAATGCAGTTTTGGCATTCTTAGGGCATATAGTTGATAAGTCTATTGCTTGGTAGGTTGCTGGTATAGTTCCGCTAGAAATGGTGAGAGGAGGGAAATTAATACGCCTATCTCTTTGCCAGCCCTGTCGGAAACGAACACCAACTAATGACCATACACTGACTAAAGCCGATGCGGTGTAACCTGCGGGCATGTTTGCACCGGAGTATATAAGAGGCGCAACAGAACCTGTTGTATTCCGTGCCAACATAACTCGTGCTTTTGTTGTTGGATTGTAAATAACATAAATAGCAACAAATCCATCTGTGGGAGGGGTTCCTGTATCCATTCCTCCTGCTCCAACTGTTGAGATATTAATACCCGCACTCACCCCCCTAAGTCTATAAGTTAGACCTGCAGCGTCTCCAACTACTACTTCATCGGCAGTGAACGTACCCGTCGCGAGACCAGTTGTGGGGAAATTTAATATAGCGCTAGCAGCACTACCAACAACTCCCGTTAATTGAGCCATAGATGCTGGGTTTTTAGCTGTAGTACCATCACCCGACAAGGCTATCAGGCCGGTCATCGTCCCACCATCAAGGGACAATTTGTTATCTATATCTGTGCTCATTTGATTAATCGATTCGCTAATTTGATTAAGTGATGGCATAACCACAGTGGAACCATCAGGGGCAATAATTGTTACATTTCCTGAACTTGTTGTGATACTTTGCCAATCTTTAAACAACTGTTGATAAAATCCTAATTGAGCTGATGACTCACGCGCTAATGCAGAGTATGAATTAGAAACAGTGGTATGAATTGCATAATTTGAATTAGTCAAAGAATCAACAATATTTCCATTAATTCTAATTTTCGTATCACTGTCTACAGCCAATATTTCGTAAACCAATGTGTTTCCATCTGTTCTTGTGACATACAATGCCTGTCCAATCGCAACACCCATAACATTGTTAGCCCATTGAGTTCCGGAGCCAGTAATGACATTCTGACCGGATGGAGCTGTAATAGCCCCAGTTCTATACCAAGCACCAATCATAGTGATCCCTATCATTTATGATATTTAATTAAATTAGAACGCCCTGTATTTTAAATAACAAAGGCGTCCGTTACAGGTTATGAGATAGTTTATTAAGCGGGGAGATTATTAGGTCCAACAAGAACACCAGCACTTCCTTTCTTGCACACTAACACCGTGGCATTAAACAATGGGGTGACATTTGAACTCCCGCCGCCAAAGTTATTGTATCGAATGCTTACAACATCCATCCCACCCAAGACAGTTGCAGGGACTCTGAATGAAACGCCGCCCACTGTTGTTGCTGGGGTTGACGCCCCGCCTGTAATGAAACTTTGGACGATCACGCCATTTATTAGTAGATTTAAATCGTTTCCAGAGTAGATGTTCCCCCACGTAACATCTCCGTTAATAATCAGCACTCTCTCAAAATTTGCAGAATCAAATGAAAATACCGTCCACAATACACCGCTAGGGACTCTATCTGATGATGCACCTGCCGACATGCCTGTATTTGTTACATATCCTTTTAAATGAACGCCCTGAACCACATCGCCAATGATTTTATTAGCATATACAGTTCCACCGAAATAGCCGTCATTACTTTCAATCGTTCCGCTGAATTTACCTGCTGTCGCGTATACTGTTCCTCTAACTGTGACGTTATTAAATTCAGCGTTACCGAGTTTATCTATTTTCCAGCCCAGCATTCCCATCACGTAATTGTCAGACATTATATACTGACCGATTTTGGCATTAGTTATTGAGCCATTTTGAATAAATCCATCATTAATAAACGTCTGTCCATTTACGACAGCCCATGGAGAGAATTTATTACCTTCGGGTCCACTTAAGAGAATAAAACTATCGGCATTAAATCCAATCGATGCTTTCGCCACACCATTAATAAACTCAGCACCAATGACCATACCTGCACTGACAAACTGACCGTTATAGTTAAGCCCTGCTCGTAAGCTGTATGTAGCACTTGCGCCATCAGCATCAACAACTGCCGTCATTTTTTGACCAATAGCCGCTGTCTGATCTTCAAAAGTCGCGGTCACTACCAACTGATATTCTGCAAATGCTCTGGCCGCATCAGCCTGAGTCGTCCACAACTCAATAATCCCCGCTTTATTCTCACCATACTGCGCCCACTGCTGCCGAATACTGGCGTTATTGGCGTTTGCTGTTTCGAGAATGGCCTCGGCATTCATAAAGTCATCGTTAAGCAGTTGCTGTCCTGCCACGGTGTTTGTGATGAAATCATTACCCACAAACTCAAGGATCACACTCGTATCAGTGCTGGACATGCCACGGACCCAATCAATCCAGGGTGACTGATTACCGGATTTATCTACAATTCGAGCACGGAACCAGAACACTTGCCCCGCCCTTAAGCCCTGCATCGTGTAGTTCCGTTGCGGGTGCGGCACATCACTCAGCAACATAGCATCGGTGCCATCAGCAGACAGGCTATATTCAATCTCTGTTTTTAGCGCATCTTCAGCCCCTTCCGGATAACCCCAACTCAAGGTAATACCAAAGATAATGCCAGTTGCAGCAAAGCCAACAGGCATGGGAGGATTCCCCTCCTTGCCTTTTAGTGTTGTTTCCTGCGCGTTCGCCCAAATACTAGATATCTCAGAGGGGTTAATAGCACGAACACGAGCCTGATATTGTCCCGCATAAATCCCTTCAACCTGAAATCCTTGAGCTGATGTGCGCGGGGCTGATATCCAGTTTCCGTTATCACGTCGCCACTCGGCCTCGTACGCTATTGCGCTGGCTGCTGGTTCCCATGTAACACGCAAGGTAGTTATGGCCAGCCCTTGAGAAAGAGCAGAGAAACTATCAATAACAACATTTGTTGGTGGCGGCTGAACACCAGGAGGAATGACGCTGATTGGCCGATCTTCAATTCTGGCCCCGGTATCGATACGGGCAAATTTATTCGGGTCATACTCAATAGCCGTGATGTCGTAAGATACCCCATCGCTCCCCTCGGTAATGCCCGTAACACGAAAAAGCTGTAAAGCTAGATCACTAGCATCAATGGCCCAAACCGATTGGGGAACAGGTGTTACGCTAAATGCCGTTGTGACAGTAATAACTTTCCCCGCAACAGTTTGAATCGTTCTCCCCTCGCTCTTTCCGGTAGGAAGATTCACAATGAGTCGTTCGCCCACTGCAGCGGAAGAAACTCTATCGAGTGTAATGTTGCGACCGTTAACCTTGCTTATCCGTCCCCCAAGAGGACGACCGGCAACCATTTCATCGGCAATTCCCACAATATAGCCGGGCAGAGGTATTTTCCCATCCAGACCAACAGTGAACGATACAGACCGATCCGCATCATTGGTGTGTAGAACCCACTTTCCGCGCCGAATCGCCTCAGTTTGTCGAGTGCAACCGATAGCAGTAACATCGGCCTGTTTCACACCAAACCGGCGAACTAGCGCAATCTCAGATACAGGCTCAATCGCATCTTGATAACCATTGGCTGGATCAGACCACGACACGAACGCATGGCTATAATGTGTTTTTTCACTGGCGCTGCTGTAGGTAAATTTTCCATCCTTCACATTAGCGCGGGTGATTGCATAATCCATATCACGGGGCATATCGGCCAGAACGTTCATCTGATTATTGGCCCAGAAGGTCATGCCACGGAATATAGCCCCCATGTCATTAATAAGCGTCCATGCTTCGGCCTGAGCTTGGATATAGATATTACAAGTGAATCGAGGTTCAGTGCCGTTACCGCCCCGCCCATCAGGAACAAGCTGATCACAATATTGAGCAATCTGATATAAATCTAATTTTGTATAATAAAGATTGGCCGCTTTTATACGCTGACCTAAACCAAACCGATCACTCACTAAAACATCGTAGTAAATCCATGCAGGGTTATCCGTCCAAGCCCACTTAAAAGAGCCATCCCATATGCCTGAATAACTCCGAGTGGCAGGGTCATAGTTAGATGGAATACGGACGATCCTCATCTTTGGTTCAGAGGAAACCACTGGGATATTTTGGAACTGGCTAGCATCAAACTGAATGAACAATAAAGCGGTTTCGGGGTAGCGCAACTTTGCGTCAATAACTTCAGTAATGGCATCGATCACCATTTTATCCGCAATCATATTGCTCGTTGAATTGGCGGTAATACGGCGAATACGGATCTGCCAGCCAGTAGTGGCATCGGGTAAATCAATGCGGTGGCTGCGCTCATATTTTGTTGTCGTCTTGCCGTCCACTGCAGAGGTCAATACTTGCTGATAAGCGCCGCCATCTGTTGCCACATCAACTGCATATTCAATTCGATAACCAACAACATCACCATCATCTAACTGACGCTGTAGCGCAGACCATGAGAATCTAAACCTGACCGCTGATAATTGAGTATTGGTAACAGCACGAACAAACGGTGTTTGACTAGTCAGCTCGAGGCCGATCGCTGTTTCATTCTCAATATCTGGAATGCCGGGAATGTGAGTTTGATCTGGGGTACCGGAACGGAATTCATACTGAACGCCGGGGAAGTTAATAGAGCCGTCTGGGTTTTTGATGGGGGTACTATCAAGGAAAATATTTGTACCATCTAGCCCACCTTCCCACTCTCCCTCGCCAAGCGCAAAGAGTAACTTTGCATAGGATGTGGATTGCAGTGAATCGGGAGACTCTACCGGTGTGCGGGTGTTAGACGATCCGCCTTTAGACATTATCTTTTCTCCGGGCATAAAAAAACCCGCCGAAGCGGGTTATGTGAATAAGCTAATTATCATTGTTGGTCTTCGGCGTGGATGCCTGCGGATATTAACGCCCCGCCAATTCGACGCTTACCGTACCCCAGTGGCACTGGATTACCCTGAGCAATGGAGTTAACCGGCCCACCAAATGCGTAAGACGGTTTATTATCAGGTGATTCGCGCATTGCCAGCCCACCTTGCTGAGGTGAGAGCATTTGAACCATTCCACCTAGAGCCAAGGATGCTCCCATCATGCCAACACCATAGGCTACTTTTGCAGACATAAGCGCAGCTCCACCAATGACTGGATTCCAAAGAGCAGCGGCTATAAGCACTGCACCTAAAATAGTTTGAAATAACCCAGCCTTTTTACTACCAATAATTATTGGAGCTATTTTTATTTCTTCATCACCAATATTAAATTCCAACTCATCTTTAGATATATTACGTTTTCCCTTAAAAACAGCGAACGTAAGCCCTTTATCTTTTGCTTCATTAAGAAATCGCTCAAAGCCCGGTAATAATACACAGCAGGCTTTAATCGCTTCTTGTGTTGAACTGGCAGCAAAACGAAAGATTCCGTCTTTATTTTCTGTAAATTGCTTTAACTGACCATATAAACGAATTGTTTTTACTTCTGACATACTACCCCCAATAAAAAACCCGCCGAAGCGGGTTTAGATTGATTAATAGTTACTTACAGGATAAAACTGCTGCATTATAAAAATAGAGGTCTCTTTTTTGATACAGTTTGAAATTATTACCACCAGATGGATCACTTTCTACGTCGAGTAAAACCACCACACCTCTGGCCATATCATTTACTTGAGCTGAATAACCATTTGCTGTTGGCTGGGCAACTACTGGATCTGTTAACTCTTTTTCATTCCAGTTGTTCAACACACACCCTATATATGCATGAGCTGATTTTGTTGTATGCCCTGAAATTATAGGTTTTGTATCCCTTATTTCATTAGGGGAGGTCAAGCAGCCAGATAATAATGCAGTTATAGCTACCAATAGGAACAACCTTTTCATCCGTTTATCTCCATGCAGAAAACCGAATGATAGCATTTACTCCGGGGTTTGGTACCGCAACACCTTAATAGTGCGATCGAGCCAGTAACCACCATAAGGGACAATTTCACTCAGTGAACCATAGCGATGGTGTATCATTTTGCCATCGCCAAGATAAACACCCGCATGATTCGGTTCATTCGCTTTGTACTGCATCAGTATGACATCCCCCACCTCTAATGGCTCTGTGTGGGCATAAAAACCAGCATCAGCATAATGCTTCATATACAGGTTTTCACCGCGATCCCACCAGCCATCGGACCGCTCAAAATTAGGCAAGGTAATATCACGTTCAAGCCGGTACCAGTCCCGCACGATGGCATAACAATCCCATATCCCATGGACAAACGGCCTCCCCTTGAGGGGTTTTATTCCCTCGCTCGGCATAATCTGGCGAACATCCCCCTCTGGCCAACTGGCAATTATCCATGGCATTTGTGACACGTCACACTGCGCAATATCTAGCTGTGAGGGTTGAGTTGTAGCGTCTGGGTGGCTATGAGCAATGGCAATAATCGTCCCGCTTTCCTCTGCTGCCACATATTCAACCGGATCAATACGAAATTGCTCACCTGATTCTGGTGCAGTGTTGATGCAACGAACGTAAACCTGTTTACGGTCGATTTGTACCACCAGCCCACAGCATTCCGCAGGATAAGCGTCTTTTGCATGGGCCAATAACGCAGTAATAATATGTTTACGCATGACTACCTCTTTATCAACGCAGAGCCGGGAAAGCCACCGAACGGGAGCGGTTTACCTTTTCCGAAGCGTGTTTCACACCCCGTCGAAAGCAGTCCGGAGCATTTATCCTTGCTGGGGTCGTCCGTTGGGTTGCCGTCTTCATCAAAATAAGCGGTACCGGTATACCCGCATGACGCCCCGCGATATTGATTGCGCATGCACCAAGTACAAAGCGAATGGATCTGTCGGGTGGGTAACATAATGCCCTGCAAGTCTGCCGGACTGGATAACGCAAATTGGATCTGTTCGTTATCCTCATAGCTCTTGCTGTCGATATACCAAACTTCGAGTTTCTCTTCATCGGGATTGGCTTCAGGGTTTCCCTCCGGAAAGTTTCTGGCATCGAGGTAATGCGCAAACGTGCTGTGTACTTTTACCTGCGCTAATACCAGATTTTGATAAGCCAGACATAGCGCCGTAATCGTTCCATCCAGATTACCGACAGTCAGTGTTGGTGTTGATGCATTGCCATCACTGGTCACTTCCATTCCCTCTATCGCAGTCGGCCATGGCTTATATTCGCGCCCCTGCCACCAGATTGACTTCACTGGCAATAAATCAGGGTCGCCGCCTGCGACCTCTAAATCGGCTTCGCTATAAGGGATGGAATGGTTATGGAAATAAAGCTGCGGACCGTCAAACTCGGTGCAGTCCACTTCGAACAGCAATACTTTACTGCCCGGCTCCAACATCTGTAAGTCAGTGTTTAACACGATGAGTTCCTATGGATGATAAGCAATAATGAATGTTGCAGAGAGTTCAAACATTGGCTTTCCGGCTGCGTTTTTCCCCGAGGCTTTCACCTGCTGCTTTTGGCAACAATACAGACCCAACTCCCCCATGGGGTTTCGCCACTGAAAAGCCTTATAGCCTTTATGCTCGCGTAAAAATTGCCGGATTTGCATGATGTAGTCGAGCTCACCCACGAACGAAAGCGGCCAGCTTTGATCCTCTTCATTGAGTCCATCGCCGGACCGCTGCGTATACCCATCCCCTAGCTGCAACTCTCGAGTTCGGGTTGTGATGTCTCCGACCGGATTTATGCGCGGACAATATTCAAACTCCCTGATCATCTGCGCCCCCTGATTCGATTTGTTAGTGTGCCATTTGGTCCCAAATCTTTAGCCATCAGCACTTTGTAGCGACTATCAACAAATGCGCCGATCTCCGCGCCAAACTGCTCCATGCCTTGGCTGCTTTGTGTGGAGGTGTTGCCGTTGCCATCGATGGTGATATAAACCTGTGGCGCTGCTGAACCAGCAGAACTAGTCGGCATATTGCTACTGACCGCCCTTACACCCAACGAACCATCTGCAGATCGGGTGAGTGGCATAATCGCTTCTGGCCCCGCCTCGCCCATGACGCCAGCCCCTTTTGCAAAAGCAAAAAAGGTCGGTGAACTGACAACCTGCCCGCTGTAGGCGCTTAAACTGGGTGAATCATAAACACCGCCCTTGGCATTAAATGACAACCCGCTATAAGCGCCACCCGAGAATGCATTACTGGCAGACCCTGCCGCGCCACTTGCACCGCCCATGAATCCACCCAACAACCCGCCAGAGACGCCCGTAATCGTCTGCATGATCGTACTGGTGATCAGGGCTTGCGCGGCCATATCAATAAGGTTTTTGATAATCGATTGAGACAGTGAGGCAAATAAATTAGACATCGCCTCTTTAGTGGACTGCGTACCATTTACTAGCCCCGTCAACATATTAGAGAGCCGGTCTTGTGAGTCCTGAAACAGATCAACGGCCATGCGTTGCATGTCGCCTTGCGAGGCGAATAATTGCAATGATGCCTGATACTGCTGTTCGCGGGTTTCTGTCTCGGAAGCAAGAATAAGCTGGTTTTTTCGCTGTTCGGTGATAACACCTGCCGCCGCATAAGTCTCAATAAGCGCCTGACGCTTTGCCAGTTGGTTACTGAGGTTTTGCACCGGATCGACGTTACCGGCTAACTCATCATTAGCACTGACGGCGTAACGTTGGTTAGCGTCGGCCAGCGCCGTCAGATAGTCCGTGTGGATCTGCTGTTTACGGCGGGAAAGTTCCTCGGCGCTTTGTATCTCACCCCCGGCAATCTGCCGTTGTAGCTGCTCCTGTGCCTGACGTTGTGACTCAGCGGCGCTGCGGAAAGGGTCTGACGCAATCGCTGCATTGTGATCTTCCCAACGCTGCTTTGACTCTGCGAGGGTTTTATTCAGCCGTTCCAGTTCAGCGCGTTGGCCATCGGTATATTTCGCGCCGGTTTCAATTGATGCGGCAAATAATGACGCAGCCGCTTCACCTTGTTTGAGTCGAACTGACTCAACCTGAATTTCTTTATTCAGATTGGCAATGGCTTGCTCATAGGCTTTGGTTGCGCTTTCAGCCGTTTTTGTTGCACTGGCCGCTTTGCTTTTAGCTTGTTCATCTGCCTTGTTCTGCTCAGACTGATCGTAGTTTCTGAGTTCGCCACTGACGAATTTAGATACCTCGGTCGGATCAGTAATTTTGAGCCGTTCAGCTTCTTGTCTGGCGATTTCTGTCGCTTGCGCCCTGCCCGACAACTTTAATATCGCTAGCTTATCATCCTGCACTTTTTGCGCGTTTTTAAGCTCTTCGCTGACAGGAAGAATGAGACTGGTTGAGTTAAAGGCGGTTTTGGCTTGGGTAGCGACATTGATAGAGTTGGAAAAGTGAGCCATTATTCCAGCGGCCACACCCAGCTCCAACTGCTCCACCTTGAGGATGCCGACACCCTGCTTAAGCGTATCATTTAACTGAGCACTCAGAACATTAGCCCCATTGACCGCGCGGCTTTTATTGTCCTGCGCATCCGTCAATTCTTTGAGTGCTATCGCCTGATTATTCAGAGAGATATTCAATTCTTCATTGGCTTGCTTCCCAATGGTTGAACCTTCCCCCCACAAATAAATTTGACGGCGATTTCTCTCAACGGCTTCTGTCGCTTTGTCGTAATTCTTTTGCGCATCAGCAACAACAGAAGAGAGCGCCGGTAATGAGTTATTCAGCTTGCCGATCTCAGCCGCTAACTGAACATTCCCCATTTCCCGCATTTTATCAATCAGTCCACCCACGCCCCCCGCTAACTCTGTCGCTGAACGTTTGGCTTGTTCTGATTTTTCATAGAAATAATAAACTGCGCCAGCAGCCAGCATAGCGGCCCCAACGGGACCACCAATTAAGCCCAGCGCCTTACTCGCCAGTCCGGAGGCAACATTCAACCGTTTTTGTGCTTCGGTAAGGGCATCCGTTGCTGCCGCTTCTGCGCGGGATGCGGCGGCTACTGCAGCAGAGTTAACCGCCAGTTGTGCACGAATGGTTGCTCGGGCCTTTTCGGTTTGAGCCAACTGTAACTGAGCGACCAACGAACGCTGTGCGGCAACTGCCGATTCTCGCTCTGTCCGGATCTGTAACAATGACGCCTGAACACCTTCAACCTGCGCCGCAGCCAGAGCAAGTTGTGAGCGTGTTGCCGTAATGAGATTGCCGGTTGCACTGGTAACGCTACTGGCCAACCCACCGAAATAACGCGCTAATCCAAGTCCCACTAAGCCGGTACCGGCTGCAACAAGCACATCGATATTATCCGCAGCGGTACCAATCACGCCGGAGATCGCCGCCGTCACACCCATTGCACTATTGGCATCACCAATATAGGCTTTCCAATGGTTTGACAGTTTAGTGATGGCATCCCCGACCGTTGTCGGCATAGCCTCGGCAAGTTCGGCATTACGGTCTTTTGCAGCGATCACCGCCTTGGAAAAAGTATCCATTGATAACTTTCCAGCCGCGCCAAGTTTTTTCACTTCAAGCTCAGTGGTCCCCAAATAACGGGCAATATCACCAATAACGGTCGGCATAATCTCCATGACGGCATGCCACTGATCACCTGCCACCTTGCCATTTACCATGGATTTAGACAGTGCATTAATCGCGCTTTCGCCCTTTTCAGCGCTGGCGGCGTTAATGGTTAATGCGCTGGAAATTGAATCGATAAAATCAATCGTACTGGCCGTGGAGAAGCCAAGTTCCTTCATTGAGTTAGCACTGCGTATATATAGCTCGGATTGCTCCTCGATACTTTTATACGTGCGGTCGCTGATCTCCATCAAGCGCTGCTGAACGCTGTTATATTCTTCCTGTGAGCCGGTCGCCATTTTGATTCGGGATGAAATTTGTCCGTATTGGTCTGCTGTACTGATCAGACTACCTACTGCAAATGCCCCGGCAAACATCCCCACCATGCCGCTGGCCGACTCTTTCACGGTGACCAGTTCGCTATTAAGTTCAGCTAATGCACGCTTACTCTGGCGTGTAGCTGCTTCCGCCTTGCGCGAACCGCCCTCCATGGTTTTATAATACTCACTCCCCATACGTGAGGCGCGGGCCATCTCCGCTTGATAAGAGGACGAGTTAGCCGTGATTTTAACGATCAGTTCGCGCAATGCCATATCAACACCAGTAAAGTAAAAAACCCGCCGAAGCGGGTTAGGTTATGAGGGATTCAAAGAAAGACTCCAAGGCGGTACTGTCTTCCTCTGTCTCTTCAGGCTCTTTCCATTGCAGCAATAAATCTTCAAGACTGACGTTACCGCCCTGCGACCGATATACCGCACTGGCTATTTGTGCCGCATGAATATCCCCACGCCGATCCCCAATAGGGCTGCCAGCATCAAACTCAATCCACATAGCCAACTCACGCGCTGTCATTGTGGTTTCAAGTTCATGCAGGGTTCGCCCCAGTCGCAATGCCAACATCATGAGAAAGGACATGCCCGGCGTGTTTACTTTTTTTCAGCAGTTTCAATATCCTGCTTACTGAGGTCGAGCGCTTCTTTGAGCAAGCGAGCATGCACCGGCCCATAACTTTCAGCGACAAGGCGAACATCTTCATTGGAAAACGCCTGTAGACCACTCTCATCAAGCAGCACGTCAACAAACAATGTGACATCGGAGAGAATATTGTTGGTGATCTGGTCCTCAATCGAGGCTTTTACCGTTTCATCTGGGTTCGCCTCGCCTTTTACCGCAACCTCTCGCCAACGTAGCCAGGCACCCGAAGAGGCTTCACGTAATATCACCGTGGCACCATCCCATTCAGGAACGACCACTGTTTTGTGTCGAAACCCTGCGCGGGGCGCAATAGCCAGTGATCGCAAATCCTTTTTAGTCATGATTATGCAGCCTCAGTAACAGTAAAATTACATGTTGCGGTAAAACCACCATCTGCCGCAGTAAAGGTGACAATTGCAGCGCCATCGTCCAGACCTTCATACTGACCGGTCACCGGATCGACGCTCACAATGGCAGGCGCTGACGAAATGAAAGTACCTGTTTTATTGGTGGCATTAGCCGGTAAAAATGTCGGGATTAACACACCGGTATCACCAACTTCGATAGCAACATTCGATTTATTTAGCGTGACGCTGGTAACAGGAACATCAGTAGCGGCAATACGAACCGGTTTACCTTTGATGCGCAGTGTGAATGATGCGGATACCACACCCGAGGTGCCAGCACTCCAACTGTTCTGACGCACTTCAGCAAGATAGGCATAACCATTGCCGCTGGGGAAGACGACCTTGATAGATCGCATAGTATCGGTTTCGTAGGCTTCATAGAGCGAGTATTGCGCCTCCTCATCCGGACTCCAGTTGCGCGAAATGGTCATTTCTGACGGCGCAGGCAAACCATTCGTCATTTCCTGTTCTTCTGAGCACAGAGTTGTGACGTCGATATCCGCCTTTTGTCCACCGGTAAAGCTGATCTCTTTGGTGGCGCAAGCCGCTGACAACCACACAACAGATCCAGTCGGCAACGGTTGAGTAGTCACACCAGCAGAAACATAAATTTTCGTGCCCTGCGTTTTTTCATAAATACTGGTCATATTTTTCTCCAGACATAAAAAAACCGCCCGTAGGCGGCTGGTAACTTTCTTTGAGGGTTATTCCCACACCTGAACTTCAAGCAGGGCGCGGAAAAGGGAGGTATCCGGTTCGAAATCTGTGATCTCATTCATCTGAACGGGCGAAAGCGGTTTAATAAGCGCCCTCACCTCACGGCGAATGGCGCGGGCCTCGTCAATGGTTCTGGCATAGACATCAATTTGAAGCATCGATGCTGTGGCAGCCTGACCATCCAACACATCATCAGTCATGCTGGATGGCAGAATGAAAACCACCCACGGCGGGGATATTGCCGGGCCACTGCCATCAGTTTTTTGTGGGGCAACGTAAGGATATACCTGCCCGCCAGCCAAATGTTTGATCAGGGGGTAAATATCAGCCTCGGTCATTTTGCTAATACCTCGTCAATAGCCTGTATTGCACGGTCAATCGCAGCCTGTGCAGCGGCGTCGGCTTTAGAGTCAAATGCTGGGCGGATAAAAGGAACGGCGGGGAACTTTGACGTGCCAAGCTCAAGAAAGCGCCAATAGAATGAATTGTTCCTGTTGATCGCTTTTTTGGTGTTGTCGCTATTGGTGCCTGAAGGATTTGCCCCCCTGACCCGAATACCGGCGGTTGCTTCGGTCGCACTCCCTTTACCGTTGGCAATAATGATATTGCGTTTTAGTTTTCCGGTACGTTCTGGCGCGCGGTTTTGGGCCTCCGTTTTAATAACAGCAGCTCCCGCACGAACAGCCTGCCGCAGTACGGTACGGCTTTCGGCTTTACTGAGTAATTCAAGCTCTTTGTCCAGATCCAGCATGCCGGAGAAATCGAGATGTGTATCAATCACGTTTTACCCCCTGTTTACACAGCAGCTCTAAACGGGTAAAACGAGCATCAGGTAATACAGCCTGGATATCATGAATGTCGCCACGGAAAAGGATGCGAGCGGCCGTATCAACATCAGGTCTATAACGCATCCAAATCCTGACCGTTGCCTCCGACAATTCAGCACTTGAGGCTATTAGCTCACGACCTGAAATGGCTTTGACTTCAGCGGATACAGTTGCAACATCAACCCACTGCTGATCTGGTTGCCCCGAGTCTAACCGACCAACCTCTCTGAATACCTGTAATGTTATTCGGTGCCTGAATCGTCCGGGTTCCATTAGGGTTCACCTCCCGCCTTATTGCTCCAGTTACGGTAAAACCACATCAGGTTTTCTGCGCTCGCATTCGTGTACAACTGTACTTCAGTCTGTGAAAGTCGATGCTCGAACTGATCTGCAAAAACAAGCAACATGGCATTAATTACTGGCGCGGGAATGTCCTCAGCCTTTGTCCATGCAGGCTCATCGCACCATTTGATACAGTAATCCAGCGCCCCCTGAGCATAGCGGGTGATCATCTTATCGCGGTCAGTTCCATCAAACTCGATATGCTCCCGCAGCTCATCAATTGGCACAACGTCAGTGACAGTTATGGTCATTGCCAATCAGGGCGGACAAGCCGCCCCCTCCCGGTTACTTGCTGGATTTACCTGCGACCGCAGGCTCAAAAGCACCTTTAATCAGTGCAGTCGGCCGGTAATGCGCCAGCGCCAGTCGTTCTTCACACAAGATGGTCAGCATGTTTTTAACGAAGTTGTCACGGTCTTCGCGGCTCACCTCGATGCTGGCATCCATGCGGTCCCACACTTGAGAGGCCATATCAAAACCGCCCACAGTGAACGTACCCTGATCCTGTGCGCGGGTTGGAATGACCGGTAAACCCCACATCACATTACTGGTGAATGCTTGTGGCCCGCCGAAGATATAACGGCCTTCGTTATCTTTCAGCAAGGCAATTCCATGCCAGTCACGCGGGTTCAGAATAATACCGGAGGCACTAAATTCTGACTCAGTCACTTGGAAAATAGCGTGAGCAATCAGATCAGCACGGGTATCACCAGTCACGTTCAATGCAGTGTCATAATCGGTGGCTACGAGGTTAATGCCTTCCAAATTGTCGCCTGTGCCATCACCATTTAGCAGTTGGTATTCCTCTTTGAGTGCCAACCCATACATCAGGCGATCGTTCACATAGGATTGCAACATTGGCGCGTCGTCCATCACCTGACGAGATGCCTGAATCCAGTGCGCCACGGTTTTAACATTGGCCGTCTGCTTACTGAACGTGATATCAGACTCAGGTTTCAGTGCTTTCTCAGCAACAGGCGCCGCGTTATTGGTGAACACTTCTTCACGCACATATTCCAGTGAATTACTGGAAATGCGGCCCTGAGCCAGAAGATCGCGGATAACCAGGCGACGCAAGCCAGGCATAATAATACCCGGCACCTGCATTGGCTGGATCAGCGCACCGGCTGAGGCGGCAGTACTTCCCAGAGACTTGTTGAATGTTTTGGCGTCAAAGCTGCCCTTGCTGCCGTTCCACGATTTCACCAGATCTTCTGATGCCCGTTCAGCAAATGATTTTGTCTCGCCCGGATTTTCTGGCCCTGCGGATAACTTCTGTTCCAGATCAAATAGGCGGGTACCGGATTTTTTTAGCTCATCCTGTACTTTGATTAAATCGTCTTGCAGTTGCTTGGATACTTTGCCAGTAGATTCAATTTCCTGCTTTTGCGCGGCGAAGAGTTCTGAAACGTTTTTGTGAGAATCTTCAATCGCTTTCTGAATTTCAGCTAATTCGGTCATATTATTTTCCTAATTGGAGTGGGAAAGATTTGATGCGCTCGACAAGCGCGGAGATATCTTTGTCAGCGCCTTCGGACTCACTCCGAACTGCGGACTTAATACGGGCAATAAAGCCCTGTGCTTCTGATTTGGAAAGCCCAACTGAATCCCTCAGCCAGTGTTCCGCATCCCTGATACTTTCCACACCTTCAAGGCTTTTCAGGGATGACACCCCAGCCAACTCGTTAGCGGGAAAAGTGCAAATACTGATTTCGCGCAACGCGGTAACATTCTTAAAAATGCGCCCGGATGTGCCGATGCTGTAATCGTCTTTTGACGCACTAAAACCGACAGACATACCCTCAACCGTGCCGTGCTTCATGGCAGCTTTAAGGTCTTCCGCACCACTGTGGCCCGGCGTCAGTTGACCGCGCACTAGCAGCCCTTTACTGTCCTCTTCAAGCTGTTCCCATTTACCCACGGGAAGTTCCCAGGTGCGGTGGTTATAAAACATCGCAACCTTACGAGACTGACCGGCTAACACGTTTTTAAAGGCTCCCGGCAAAATGATGTCGCCGTCTGAATCGGTATTGTTGAATACCGAGGCGTAGCCCTCAAAAATACCCTGAGTGCCATCACCACTAAATTTGATTTCCGCCTGATCAAAGGCGAGCGTTTTTTGTATGCCTAACATTGGCAACCCCTATAAATAACTAAGCCCCGCTTTTAGCGGGGCTTTGATTGGCTAGGTCCGTGATGGGTATGTTTTGAGATTGCCGGGTAGCAACATCCCCCCCCTCAAGTGGCGGTAAATTATCAAGCCGCCGCATTTCATTCACCGTTCGCTGACCACTGTTAACCAGTGTGGTCATAAACGTGGCGCGTGCGGCAGAGTCCCCGCGCAGCAGCCCATCAAGATTGTGTTCTGCATGGAATTTAGCAATATCGGCAGGATTCACTATCCAGCGCCAGATTGATTGCTCCCATCGGGTTAAATATGGAGACAGAGTGTATTGGAGAAACCCGAGATTTTGTTGCTCAATGCCAGTTCCCCAGCTTGTTGATTTCTCAACATCCCCCACCAAGTGAGGTGGAACACCAAAGAACCGCGCAATCTCGCTGACCTGAAACTTACGCGAGGCCATCGTCTCCGCATCCTGTGGGCTAACACCGATATCATGAGCCTGAAAACCCGCTTCGAGTATCCATAGCCGTTTTTTAACCGGTCCACCGGCTATCTCTTTGAAGTTTTCTTCTGTTTGCGCCCGTTGCTCCGCACTTAAAATACGTTCACCTGTTGAAAGGATTTTTGGAGATTTGGCCCCGTTCGCGTAGAACTCACGCTGCTGGTCTTCCATTGCCACTGCAACCCCAGCTGTTTTGGTCGCAAAAGCAATTGGTGACATTCCCACCAGCCCGTTAAAGCCGAAACCTTTGAGATGAAAGATTTCTTTCTGAGCAAAATCAGCATATTCGCTGTCGCGCTTGTAGCGATACACGATCCGCTTCCCAACCAGTTTGACGTCCATATTCACCGCATTAAGCGGCATCAGGCTGATAACATCCCCTAATGCGTTTCGCTCAATCAACGCATACGCATTGCCATAAAAACACAGCTGCATGGTCATGGCCTCACGAAATTCCTGAGCGGTCATATACTGGTTAGGGGAATAACGGAGCAAACGAGCCAGTGGGTTATCTAATCCAACCTTGCTTCTATTGCCGCTTCCGTCTGTTTCGAATACATCTAACGGGAGGCAAGCGGTTAAGGAAGAGATGAGATTGACACAACGCCATGCGGTTGAGATTTGCAGCACCCGTTCATCGGTGATAACGGAATCACCTACAGAACCGCCTGCTGATACTGGCCCTGTCTGCGATCCTTGATCTGGCGTAACCAAGCGCCCGCCCACAAACCACGACTGAGCGCGCGCCCACCAACCGTTATTGGTTCGCAGGTCAATACTGTAATTAGTTTTATCTGCCATCACATGCTCAACGGTTTATTAAGAAAATCGTCAATGTCGCCATTATCTTCAGCCACATCCCCACCAGCAGCACCGGTTGCCATTGCGAGTGCTACCATGCCATCCATGCGGCCTGTTGCTTTCGCCTTGTCTATCTTTCGGTTAGAAGCGGCGTCTTTAACCACTACTGCATTACCGGCACACATGGTCAGCACTGGGTGCATGCCGTGGCGCATTTTTCCATTCAACAAAGCAGCTTCGAGCGTATCCAGTGCGGGGGCCATATCCTTAAACCCTTGCCCGAACTGCACCAGCGGCAATGTCAGGCCAATGAGGTCTGCCGCTTTTTTAAGGATCTCAATGCGCCAGCGGTCAAAGGCTATCGCACTGATATCAAAATCACTGATGATTTCAGCGATATCTTTAACCACGAAGTCATAATCAACGAATGATCCTGGTGTAGTCCTGAGCCATCCCTGTTTGGCCCACACGTCATAGGGTACTCGGTCTTTTTTCGACCGGTCTTTCAATGTCGCTTCAGGCGTCCAGAAGTACGGATAAACGTTCCAAAGCCCATCGGCTGATTGTCCTATAATGACAAAAGCGGTTAAGTCCTTACTTTCTGACATATCCAAACCGGCATAACACTCGCCAGTAATAGACTGTGGTTTGGCACCGCAGGATTCCCAAACACTTCGGGAGATGAACGGTGATACGGTCGAAACACGCTGATTAAGATTCAGGTTGCGGTAGGTGTTCTCAAAACTTGGCATCCGTCCTGCTTTTTCAGACTGACGTGCCATGTCTTTTTCTGATCGAAACGTTCCAAGTGCAGGATTGGCTGCAAGCCAAGTCTCACGTTTACTGATATCAGCATCCTTTGGCGCTTCGTAAACATGACAAACGATATGCGGGTCTTTCGATTTCTGAGCGTCATCAATCCAGATACTCAGTAAGTCAGCATCATTTGCCGCTTGAGTGCTGATCACAATTAATAGCGGATTTTCGTGCGCTCCCTGTGCGGTCGTAATTGCATCAATAAAATCATCCTGTGAACCCCTAACCTGTCCCGTTTCATCCAGTATTGCGAGGATAGGTGACAGTCCGTGAGTGGTTTTACCTTCAGCAGACAAGGCTTTGTAAATGACATTGCAGGGGAGTCCGATAAGTTTTTTACCACTTGGCGTGATATGAACAATATCTTTTAGCTCAGGCCCAAGGTTAACCATCTTCACAGCCAACTCGAAAACAATTGATGCCTGTTCACGGCTTAATGCACCACTCACTATCTGCGAGTTTTGAACCGCTTCCGGCCCTACCAAATGAGCCAGCATAATGCCAGCAATCAGGCCTGTTTTTCCGTTCTTACGGGCGATACTGAGGATCGCCATATCAGTGCCAGCAGGATTATCGTAAGTATCCAGAATGAAATCTTTCTGAAACGGGTCTAACCGCATGGGCTGACCAACAAGTTTACCCTCTGGCACAATGCAATAACGTTCAATGAACGCTATAACACGCTCACCTCGCGTCATAATGAATTATCCGTGTTTGGGAAAGGCGATGAGGTTATTTTCCTCTTCACTGTGTTGATTGGTAGTTTTTCGAGCGCTCTGATCGTTCTGATTGCGTTTCTTTTGGTCGCGACTTTCACCATTCGTCGCATGAGAATGGATTTGCAGATCACGGCGCTGGGCCAAAATTGTCCGCTGTAATTCAACAATCTGTTTGCGGTAATCTTTTATCAATCCCTCGTCGCGCTCCTCACCTCGTTTGCGCTCTTCACGCTTTAACACCTTACGAAGTTCAATCGCATAGAGCTGATTGTTCGCCAGTTCAGCGGCGGCAAGCAGATCGGCTGGCGTCCAGCTGTCGAGGGCTTTTGAGCGAATATTGTCATGCCAAAATGGTTCGGCTTTTTTCTCCAGACCAGCATGCGCCGGTGGAGGGATGGTGTCCTCACTGGCATTTTTCATGGCCTGAAGCGCTGCGGTCGAACTGTCCGAGCGGGTTCGTTTTTCTGCCATTTCAATTACCTAATAAAACTGAAAAAATCGGGTTAGCGTTAAATGAAAGGTCTATGAGCGGTCTTTTAGGTCCAAAGCTGTGAAGTTTTGACCTCCCCCCTCCCCCTTTTCAGATGAGAATTCGTGTCATTTATTGATGATTTCGGTTTCACCCATCTGAAGTTCAGCGCCAATCAGACCGAAAGCGACTGTTGCCACACCCTCAGGGTAATCAGCCAAGACAGCTCGCAGCTTCTTCTCAACTTCTTTAACTTGGGTCTGAGTTTCAGCAGGAAGTGAGGCAATCAACCCCTTGAACATCAGTAGCGTTTGTTGGTCTTGCGTCATGATTTATTCCAATGTGAGTTGGGGTCTATGGGTATACCGTTCGTGTCACAACCGATAACAACGCCGCTTTTCTCCATGCGCTGTTTAGTTGAGTCGTGGTGTGGGATGCAGATGGCTTGCCAGTTCTTTCTATCCCAGAATAGTTTCTGAGACTTGGCTATCTGCACTATGTTACCTAACATCAAGGCTTCTTTGAGTCGATGCGGCTCGATGTGGTCAACAACTGTGGCGGCTTCTATCCGTCCCTGTTGTTGGCACATCACACACAGGGGATTATCACGTAGGAAAGCCGCCCGAGCCTTAGCCCATCGGCTACCGTATACCCTTGGCTCTTTCATGGGTTACCTGATGAATGAGTAGGCTGATACTTTCCTCTACTGACCGCACAGCTTTTGATAGAGCAACAAAGTCTTTCTCGCGCTGATGGTTTACACGCTCAATGTATTGCTGATTCTCAATCGCAGTAGCGATAATCGCCGCAACGTTATCCTGAAGCTCTTTAATGGAAGCCAGAGAGGTTTCAATCTTTGAGGCACAAACTGATCCACCCAATATAAAGCTATCAATATGAATGCCAGTACGGAGCGAGTATGTTTTGCTGTTACCGACATAGCCGCCAGTGGGAACTGCATTAAGGATTTCACTAGCATCAGAGCTAGCCTTGCCCGTTACTGTGTCGCTGCGGAAGATTTCCTTACCATCGTTATCATAGAAGCGCACATGGCATTCAATACTTTGACCAGCCGCTAACCCATTAATTAAATAGCTCTGCTGTGAGTTCGATACGGGCCAGCTACACGTCTCTACTGTTTCATCACCACGGAGGCATTTACTGTATACGCGAACCCTTGCAGCCCCAGGCCACCACTCACTCCAGCTAACAACAACACCAAACGGCGCAGGCTCAACACTAATGGATATGAGTGATCTGGGCTTGCTCTTCGGCGTTAACTGCTTTTGTAGCTCAACAGCCCGCTCTAACTTGGTAATCAAGCTATCTAATGGTGCCGTATCAACGTTAACTTTAACTTTAATCTCAATCGTATTCATTTAGAGTTTCCTGCTGGTGGGTAAAATATAGACCGGCATATTTCGAAGCCCACTCGATACCAATACAGCGTGTTTGTGCTGTTTTTCTCGCTGGCCAATCGCCGATTTCAGAATTAAATAAAATGCCACCAGCCTGTTAATGCTCAGGGTGAGCGGCGGGAAACAGGTGGTAGCATTACTTATCGTGTATTGTCGCAATCACTCATTGAATGACTGCTGCAATACAGGTCGTCTCTCCGACTGTCACATCGCTTCGCCTACAACGGCTGATGTTGCCGCCAATGCCCGACTACAGGGTGTATTGGTTGTTTTTGATTCCAAGGGTACGCTCGATAGAGAGGTACTACGTCAGGGCTAATACCTTTGGACTGCGACAACCCAGCGCTATTGATGTGGGGTGCTGTTGATGATTAACCGGTCGTCAGTGACTACCTTCTGCAGTGCGGTGACCTTCTCAACTAGCTTGTCGGCTCGTTCAGCGATTGAAATAAGAAATCCGACATCTGCGTCTGAAAATCCGCAATCTCTGGCTGCATCAGTGAGCTGTCCACTGGCGGGAGTAACGGACATATCCCCAACTGAAGCGGAGAGACACTCGAAGCGCTTTTGCAGCTTGATATTGCCAGCACGGTAAGCAGCAATAGTGCCTTTTGCTTTGTTCTCAGCATCTGCTACCCCTTGTTGATATGCTTTTAATCCGGCTGATTGTGCGGCTTGAAGTTGAGCCTCTTTCTCTTCAGCGCTCTTTTTAGCGGCTAGCTGTGACTCTAGGTCTGACTTATCCCGCCTAGTCCACTTTAGGGACCACTCCGTATCTTTGCTATCGCTACCCCACCAGTACCCGCCACCGACTAAAACTGAAATCGTCAGTACGATGGCTATCAATCTCAATAGGGTTTCTTTCATGCGGGTATCTCAATATGAGGCGCATCCAGAAACTTAGCGGGCTTATCATTCGGGCTATCTGTCCACGTAATACCGAAACGCAGCTTAACGCCTAACTCTTTACCAGCGCGGTGCATGGCATCCAGTACCGGCAACCAGCACTTATAGTTATTCCAGTCACCACCTACGGGGAATAGGTCTACCGCATTACCAGAGATATGGCGGCTGTTCATGGTCTGACTCTTGCCAATGGCCACCAGCTCCTTTTGCCGTTCTACTGTGCGCAGTCCTTCAATCACGCTGAAATCGACGGCTGAAATCTCTAGCGCACGGCGAACTACCTTTAATAAGTTTGGATTAATGCCTTTGAGGTTGTTCTCACTGCGCTGACTGAACCTGAAATTACTTGTCATTGCCCTTCCCTTCTTCAATCGGCCTGCCTGTTACCTTCCATTTAAATAAGCTGGATAAGTAATCTGTACCGAGATAACCAATAATGACGCTCGATATATAGGCGAGGTCTGTCGATAACCCGAAAAAATCAAGAACGTCCCGCACTGCAAACGCAATCGCGGCACACATCAGCGCATCGAGAAAGCATCTACGCCACGGTTTCTCGTTATACCGCCCACGTAACCAAGCAATAATCCCAGCGATACCGCCATAGCCCAATTCGAGACGATGTGCGGCTATCCATTTGGTGATGATGTCCATAAGGTCAGGGTTGTTATGCATCTTCATATCTCCCCCTCCCCATATGGGCTGGGTGTGTAGTGGAAATAAAAAAGGCCCACCGAAGTGAGCCTTAAAAGTTGGTATGTGGTGTCCGGCGCTAATCTCGGATATGTCAGATTCTCACTGCGCTACTCCGTGTATCGGGGAGTGGTTTTACACTCTCCCTTGCAGGCCGTCTGCTGGAGTTTTGCCAGCCTGCACGGTCACTTCATCTCCAGTATTGCGGCGCTTTAGCATGCGCATTCACCACATTCGACTGAGCACCTACCACTGTTTACAGCAGCGGCCCGAATAGATTGGGCTATGAACCCGTTATTCAGTGATACCCATGCGAATGTAGAAATGAAAAAGCCCCGGCGATTAACCGAGGCTTTAAAATTCGGGGCTGTGATAGTTAACCCTGCAACCGTATCAATGATAATGCAATCCTTGCACCAAGGTAGCTATCACAGCACTGAATAATTTACATTGCAATTATAAACAAACCTTAAACATAACTACCTTTACAGTGGGCATGACTCACAAAACCATAAATCCGTGAGCAATTAACTCAAGGGCTTGAATAGTTGCCGGTCTTTCCCGGCTGTCAGTTTTCATTGTAGATGAAATATGCTCAGCTTCTTTTGGACAGATGACCCTGGATGTCAGCCTGAGCATACTTCAAAATCAGTACACCCAATTAGAGGTAGATACATAAACAAAAAACCGCACGATGGCGAGGACTCTTTGAAGCCGGTTACGGTTCCGGCGTCAACACCTACCAATGTGCTGACCGCATACCTCTAAAATGCAAAAAGCCCCAGTAAATACCAGGGCTTTATAATTAATCGAACTATCTCGACAGTGACATCACAACTAAGTCACTCTACAGCAGGATTTTATTAATTTTATCTTGAATTTCTAGCTGCAATGACGGCGACTTAATCTCCCCATCTAGAGAGCTTTTGTCCATTAGCATGACATCAAGTCTCGCTCGTTCTGAAGGACCTAGCGTGCAATAAAACGCTGAAACTATCTTTTTCAGTGCTAATAATTCAAGCGTTATATGTGATGTAACGTCTGACATGCTTTATCTCCTAGTATCTACCATCATTACTAGGAGTATATATATGTCTTGTGGAAATGCTCCAATACAAATTGATACCAAGATTAATAATTTTTAGGGGGTTGCCGGTCTTTCCCGGCTGTCACTGCGTACAAGTGAAATATGCTCAGTTTTTTAATAATCGATAGTGCGTACCAACATATTAATCTGAGCATACCTCGCAATTAGTATACCCAACTAGCAGTGAATACTGAAACAAAAAACCCCGCCGAAGCGAGGTCTTGATAATTTTCCTTGGCGCTCATCTACAGAAACGCCCATGATTTAGAGAAATTACGCCAACTTTATGCAAAATGCAAGCGATATATTAAAAACTTGTCGCCATTAGTCACAATCATGTCGTTATCGTGTAATCCGCTGGAACTCATCTTCTGCATAACTCTCTTCAATGTCACATTTAGCCACCAACGACGCATAGAACGGCTTCCAATTACGCGACCAAGATGATTGGGTGAGTTCTGGAAGTAACGCTGTAATCGCTCTGTAAGCTGTTGTTGAGGGTGTCCGTTTGTATCCAATTCCTGAGCAGCGTTCACACTCTTTCTCTACTGGCGCGCCAAGCCGTTTGGATTTCTCAAGGTCACGCACTTTACCGGTACCATTACAGCGGCAGCGAATAGAAATAGCACCCTTACCGTTACAGGATTGGCACAACTCCCGCACTTGTTCATTTTTGATGGTCGGGGATATCTTTTCTTCGCCATCTGCACCGATGTAACCAGGGTAAGTAACAACATCCCGAGTGACAGTGATAAATCGACGCCCACCGCAACATTTGCATGTGGTAGTGGCCGCGGCTGAACTGCTGTATTCCTCGTAGGCAAATTTAGCCAGAATAACCATGCATTGAGCCATTCGGCGGCCTGATGCTTTACCAACATGTTTCGGGGCATTCTTCATGGCGAACTGTGTAAGCTGTTCAACGGTTCTTACCTTGTCCTCTTTGCTAATACCCACCTTGCCAAGATATGCAGCCATGCCGAAACTGGCACGAGCCTCAACCATTCCCATTGCAGCGGCTAAATCCGGTCCCTTAAGCGAATCGGAAGAGGTCGCGCGGGAAGAATCGGTAATCATCTGGCTCTTGGCGCTGAACTGTTTCATTGCTGATTCTAGTTTCACTATGCCGCCCTCTTTGTGTAGATCTGCTCACGAACTTGATCACCATTCATTAACATGTCATTGAAATCATCATTATCGGGCCAGCGTACGCTAACAGATATCAGGTCATTTTTTGCTCTGAGATTGGCGGTGGCGCAATTAAAGGCCGCTGCCTGTCCGGTGGCTGAATGTTTATCCATATCAGCAAAAATAATGAGGTGTTTGACGCCTGCCGGCACCCTGAATTTCTCCATGAATCCAGCATTAATGACTGACCATGTATTGACCCCGTAAACTTGATAGCAGGACAGAGCTGTTTCTATCCCTTCTGCAATCCCCAATGTGGAAGCGACTGGAAACATACGTATCGCTACTGAGCGGGTGTGATCGAGGTAGTTCTGTTCCTGAAGTGACTTAAGTCGCTTGGCGCTATCACCGATATTGGCTTTTTTATCTCCATCAAGCAGGGTCTGATGTAGGTAACAGAGTTCACCCTTATCATCTGTAGCCAAAGAATAAAGCGCCTGATATACCCGCCCTGCATGTCGCTGTTTATCGCAAAACCTGACAGCTTCAACCGGAAGACGGCTAATACCACGCTGACGCAAATAATCTGCCCCCGTCGTGCCACGTAAGCCCACCAGCTTTGAAAACTTACTAATGACTCGCTGCCGCTGTTTCGCTGCTGAACTGGTGACGGGGATGCTGACATGACGGTAGTTATTGCCAATCAACTGATCCACTTCGGCACACAGTGCTGAAAATGATTTACCCTGCGTCAGATTAAGCAGCTTCATACCGTCGCCACTGTCACAGATACAAATCCATGTTCCCACCCCGTCGCGGTCATCAATGCGGAACTTGCCACGAGCACCGCATACCGGACACTCTCCCTTAAAATGGTTTTTGCCTGTGATGGGTGGTAAGCCAAAATACTCAAAAATTTCAGCCCACCGGCCTCTTGACGCTTCTGTTGTTTTCATACTGCTTTCCTTAAACTTTGACGTATATCTTCAAGCTGATTTTTGGCATTAATCAACGACATGGTGGTGTCGGCATTGACGTCATGACGCTGTTGAGGGGGTGGCTGAGATTTCTCTCTGCCTTTAGCAAAAGCGATGCGCTTATGTTTAATGAAGTTGCTGACCTCGGGGGTTATCTCCATCGGGAAATCACTCAAGCCATTAGGCCATTCGCTAAACTTGTCGTGGAAGGTGTGTGAGCACCAGCCATCGCTGACAGGCTTACCCATTGATGTACGCTGACGCTGATAGAACTTGATCTGACTCCACCACGCTTGCTTGTCAGATTGGGTGAACACCCGCTTACCCTTACCTAACTTTTTCAGTCCGCGCTGGGTGTCGGTCTCCACGTCCTGCCCTGCCAGTGGCTTAAATCCACATTTCGGGCAGACATATACACCCGCAGGCTTCATGAAATGACACTCGGTGCATTCTTTGGGGAGTTTTTCAGTGCGTTCCTCAGTCTCACGACTGGCGCTGTCTTTCATTCCGTCGCTTTTGGAGGGCAGTTCGTTGTACTCGATGGAGTCAGGGAAGCCCAAGCGGTGAACAGTGCCACTGTGATCGAAAACAAGGCAAGACTCTTTACCCGGTGCAGTACGCAAGCCACGCCCAAGCGCTTGTAACCAACGGATTTCACTTTTAGTTGGCCGGGCATAGATAACGCAGCGAACATCACTGTCAAAACCAGCTACCAGTACGCCCACACTGACGATGATTTTCGTTGCGCCCGTTTCAAAGCGATGAATCATGAGTTGACGCTCTTCATGAGGTGTTTCCGCTATCATCACCTCAGCGTTAATCCCCATCTTGTTGAATTGGATGGTGACGTAATTGGCGTGATCTACATTTACGCAGAATGCCACCGTGGGCAGGTCCCGCCCGTTCTGTAGCCAGTTATCAACGATGTCGCCAACAAGGTCAGCACCACACATGATTTCTGCGAGTTGGTTTTCGTTGTAGTCTCGTCCGCAATCAATGGTGTTGGTTGTTTTCACGCCTTTCAGGTCTGGCTTGCTCGGCGCATAGAACTCGTAACCGCTCAGGTCGCCACGCTGGATTAACTCCCCGATGGTGGTCGGCTTAACCAGTTGCTGGTAGTAATTACCCAAGAACGGTGAGAAAGGCGTACCGGATAAACCAATCACTTTCACCTGTGTTTCACGTGTCAGGCGCTCAATCTCAATCAGAATTTGTTTCTGCCGGAGGTGAGCCTCGTCAACGATCAGCAGATCAATATTGTCCGGGAACTGACGGCGGATCAGCGTGGCGGCACTGGCAATCTGAATTTTTAACGCTGGGTCATAGCTCGGATGTTTCTGCCAGATGAAACTAATCTCATCTTCAGGGAGTCCGTATTCGATAAAGCGCTGCGCAGTCTGGTTAATTAAAATTGTGTACGGGGCAATGAAGAGCACACGCATACCGCGACTAACAAACCCATCAGCGATAAATGCCGCTAAGCCGGTTTTGCCGCTGCCTGTCGGTGCATAGACCATGAAAGAGCCGAATGACTTCCAGTCACTGCGCAGCATGTTCAGGGCGCGTTCCTGTGCAAAGTTCGGTGTGATGTTCAGCATTGTGTGACCCCATATCATCTAGCTAGTACAAAGCGTTTACTTGAATCTGGTGGCTCGGATAACCTCGACGCCATCAGCGATATAACGCAGTGGGTGCCTACCATCCATGAGCAGGACGAAACCAGACATACCGTCAGGTAATACGTTCAACTTCATCAGTGAGCGACAACGAGGAGATTTTTTGTCAATTTCAATGGCGCATTGCTGCCCGTCAGGCGATGTAACTAGGCAATCAATAAACCCTTTGCGACCACTGGCCACGCTGATAGCAAAGTTGCGTTGCAGGTAATAACCTTGAGATTTGATTTTCCTTTGCATGACGTAGTCAAAAGTGACCTTGTCGTCAGACCGAATGAATTGCTCTTCCAGAAGGGCGATTAATTTCTGTTTCAGTTCTTTGCTCATAGAGTCTCCTCATAATTACTTAACGTACTAGATTGGTGGTACATCGCATTTTTAAGGGCTACCCCTTAGATCGAGATCTACCTAACCTATGGAGTTGTCTGTTGGAAAAGCCTGTTCCAGTGCTTCGCACTTAAACCCAACTCCCCCCTTACCCCCCTCATTTTTTGAGGTGAGCATCTATACATCCAGACACTTAAGCGCTTAGATATCCGCACATCTAGCCACCTAAAAATTACGCATCTTGATATGTAGATTTAGTAACCTGCCAGCACCTTGATGCTGTAATGCAACCAAACACCTTTAAGTCTGGTTATCCGCAGGTTGTTTACCGTTGTGCTACCAACGGCGGACTGACCGTGTAACCCTGTAGTGCTTTTCCGTGGCTGTTCACAAACAATCTCAATCGCGTATTAGCTTCATGCCTTGCTTTGTTCTCTTGACGGTATGAAACAGACTCCGTGTAAAACGCGACCTGATAAGCCTCTGCATACTTAACGACAACCTTTCTGCGCAACGAGGGTGCCAATTGCTGTAACTGCTCCTGAATCCACTTCCCATCCTCGGGGCAAAACACCGTTGGCATGATTACTTGGGTAAATGCATCGGGAGTCATGGGTTAATTCCGCTTGGTTACTTTTTTCTTACTCGGGAAGGGTTTTGTCTCGAATGCCTCAAGAGCTCCTCCTTCCTGAACAGAAACCTTGATGTTTCGCCCAGATATAAGCGCCTTGCTGATTGCCATCTGGGTTAAGCCAAGAGCCTTCCCAGTACGGACTTGCCCATGCATATCCACATACTCTCTCAACGTCATATTAGTCATAAATGTCCTATCTGTTGCATTTATAATACTAAAAGTATTAATATAAATGCTACTACAAGTAGGAGACATTATCAAACTAAAGGTATTAAAATAAGATATGGAAAACAAAAGAGTCCTGACGACAGAACAGTTGGAAGATGCGATGCGTCTGAAGGCTTTGTATGAGTCAAAGAAAAAATCTTTAGGGATTACTCAGCAGGTAATTGCCAACGAACTTGATATTTCTCAGGGGGCTGTAGGTCATTATCTGAATGGGCGAAACCCTCTCAACCTAAATGTTGCCGCTGTTTTTGCAAGTTTTCTACAGGTTCCTATATCAGAATTTAGTCCATCTCTTGCAAAAGAGGCATCCCGCTTATCACAAGTCTCCAACGTGTCATTTGTAGAGCAAAATACTCCCAAGGGGAGTTATCCATTAATTAGCTGGGTCAGTGCAGGCTCATGGTGTGAGGCTATAGAACCCTATACCCTGAAAGATATCGATGAGTGGTATGATACTTCAGCTCACATTGAAGGTGATGGCTTTTGGTTGAGAGTCCAAGGTGACTCAATGACATCCCCTGTAGGTGTCAGCATTCCAGAGGGAATGATTGTTCTGGTAGATACTGGGCGAGAAGCAAAAAATGGCAGCCTTGTTATCGCTAAATTAACTGATGCCAACGAAGCCACATTCAAAAAATTAGTGACAGACGGAGGATCATCCTACCTTAAGCCCCTAAACCCTCAGTACCCATTAATCCCCATTAATGGAAACTGTAAAATCATTGGCGTTGTGGTAGAAGCTAAAATTATGTTCTCTTAAAAACCACCTACCCACACCCCCAACAAAAGGCCCACGGTTAACCTCGGGCCTTTTTTATCGCCAAAATAAAAATAAATACCATTAAAATTCAAAAAGTTAATACTTATGATAATATTTTATATACTTTTAGTATTGCAGATATTAAAACTTTTAGTATTATTACCTCACCGCCACACATAATTGCGTTGAGGATAAGATGAAACACTCAGAGGTTAACCATCAGGATATTCATAAAAAATTACGTGAGAGTAAATCCCACTGGTCGTATTTGTTTGATGCTAAACATTTTAACCCTAAATCAACTTACCAACTTCAAACTTGTTTTGTTGGTGAAGTTGAATACGCCATTTATGAACGGATTGAAAATTACTTTGTTCTTGTGGATTTTTTTAACAGTTACGAATCAGCAAATGAACAAGCTCGAAAAATAATTGATGAATGCGAAAAGTTTAAAAATTCAATTATTGGTTATTCTAATTATAAAGAAAGAAACTTGAATGCTTAGTTTAACGACTCATGTACTGACGCCAATCGAATACATGAGCCTAGCCAAATACACATACCTGAGAGGTTAGTTATATGGTTAAGTCAAATAGTATCATAATTAAAAATGCAACTACAAACCCATCATCTGAGAAAGTTATTCTAGTTGATAAAGACGCTCGGCATGTAGCCCAAAAATTGGCAAGTGACTATAAAACTGAATACGGTTGGTTATTAGCCAATTGGAAGTTGAGAGAGGCTTACGGGATATATATTGAAGAACCGTTCCCTAGCGTCGGTGATGTATTGGGTAATTATACTATCACGCATGCTTGCAAAGAAACCGGCTGTATTATTAAGACTCAGACGCGCTATTTACAAATGAATAAAGGAGCTGGAATCTATGCGTAATTTATCGACATCAAACCAAATCACACCAGGTATCATCTCTGTCTCCGGTGGCTCTTCCGAAGGTGTATACATACAAGACAAGAAAGATATCTTGTACAAAGAACCTGATAATTTTACACCATTAAATTTTGGTATTTTCCCTCCGAAAGGGCAAATAGAATACCTTGCCTACACGGCTAGTAATGCTGATCGTTATGCAAAGCAATTAAGATATTTATATACAACGCTCATTGATGACGCAATTCGAAAGGTTGATGAAGATGTTGCAGCGAGGCTATGGAGCCTTACAGAAGAGTTGGTAATAATGACAACACAATCATCCAGAAATGCTAAAAAATTAATGGATGAAAATAATGAAAATTGAAAAAGTTGACCCATCCAGATTCGAAGAGTGGGAATTTGATTTAATTGATGATGGTGGTGTCGAGGTTGCATTCCAATTAAGGCCGGAACCTGTTTATTTTGTTATGCGTCACGGTCGCCGTAAGAAATGCTTTAGCCGTGAAACTGCAATTAATCGTCTAGCTCACTTTATGACTGAAAAAGTATTTAAACGGGCGGGTGTTAAGTCTCGCGTAGGCGAAACCTACACAACACTTGAAGATGGCAGGATTGCACATAATCGCGGTGAACACACTATAGATTATATTATTGCCCACTCGCGCTGTATGCGCCGTATTCGCCGCCTGTTAGCCAAGCGACGCGAAATATTAAGACAGGAAGCCAAAAAGAAAAAGCAAACTGACTCTCTTATCGATAAATATAAAAAGGCAATAGATAAGGTTGCCGAATTAAAGAAAGAGATTGTAAGTCTTAATTACTAACTAAACAAAATATTAACTATGGCCTTCGGGTTAGGACTCCCCATACCTAAAGGCCGTAAATGAGGCAACCCAAATATGAGCAATCTTGAATTAATCGGAAGATATCGTAATCGCATAGTGGCTGCAAAACTGGATTCATTGCAGCGGAAAACAGGCAGCACCTGCGTAATTAAAGAATCAGCCAGCGGGGAGATTATCTCCATTGAATTAACGGCTGAGGTATTAACACGCGCATTAGAAATGTTTGAGCTGGTAATTATTGAATCATTAGGAAAGGCCAAGGCTCGTGAGTCGATTGTTGAAACCTATAAGGATTGCGTCAAAAAGTTTGGTGGACTTACCCAAAGCGGTCACGCCCTTGTTGATCGGTTAATTGATGGGTTTGTTACAGCATCTGACGAACCAGCCACCAGCGACACACGGGAAGTGAAATGAGCAATTACGCCCAAAGAGCCGAACAAGCAACCGAGCTTGAAGCTAAAGGGCTATATCGCCGTGCTGCATGTGCTTGGCGTGACGCATTACCTCACGCCCCATCAATAGAGGTTCAGGGAATATGTGCCAGCAATGCGCAGCGTTGCTCTGACCAGGCGAAATACAAAGGAAAACCAGAAGTATGACTAAAAAACGCAATAGCAAAACTCGTCAGGGCCTTTGTGGTGTGACCTTGGCGCAAGGACACCGACTAGACCGAGCGCCAGCAAGGGAATACGTCAACGTGCAGGAATCAGTAGCGAAATACCGAACAGACGACGGCGTAGTTGAAATGCCATTAAACCGAAGCATGCGCCGGTACGCAAAACACATTGGCATCAACATCAAAGAGGTGAAGTGAAATGACGAATAAAACTGAACTAGTAGTCAATGGTGCGCCAATGATGGGTACCAAAGAAATTGCAAAGATGACTGAAAAACGCCCAGCAGACGTGATCCGCGACGTGTGGGTGATGCTGGAATCTCTTTATGGTATCAGCAAAGATAACGCAAATTTGCGTAATTATAAAAATCAACAGGTTACGTTGGTTTCTGGCGTTATTGCCTGCATCGATAATCGTGGCTTTGTCTCTGAGTTCCTCCTCGATCGCCGACATTCGGAAATTTTGGTTTCTGGTTACGACGTTAAACGTCGCGCTGCAATCATTGATCGTTGGCACGCACTTGAAACGGGCGAATCCCAGCCTCTCCTCTCACCGCCAGCACCACAGGAAACCCACATGAATAATGACATTCTTTCTCTGGCGCGTGTTGTAGCTGAGGCAACCGCATCGGCAACCATGAAAGCGGTAATTGATATTGTTGGCATTCAGAAGTACCAACCCGTAGTTGAACCAGTTGTAGCTATCGCGCCACCAGCACCAGAAGCCTTGCAGGTCAGCCACCACACGCCAGATAGCGGACAATCTGAATATGCCCTTGTGTCTGATCTGTCGTGGGCTTGTGGGTTATCAGATGATGCCTGCCGCCGATTGACTACGTTCTCGAAGCTACCTACCCGCCTGACCAATGGTGAGCGAGGCCATTTACTGATTCACCGTGATTCGTTTATGTCGGCAGCTCAAACCTTGCTTGATGAGTCCACACCACCCACCGGCAAACTTAAGCGCTGGCAGCATCCAGAGTTCGGCGGCTTCACTTTACGTCTGAAATCCGAAAACCACACAGGGGAGACAAAATAATGTTTATTCCAACCGATATTCTTCGCGCCGCTCTGCTCTGTGTCGCTGGAGAGAGCGAAACCCGCGAATACCTGAAAGGGGTGTACATCACCCCAACCCATATCAAGGCTACTGATGGCCGTGCGCTGGTGATGATGGAGCATGGCTGTGAGGTCGGTAATGATATTGATGGCGTGTTTGTCTTTGATGGTGACATTCCTGACGAAGCCGCCGATGCCGAATTAACCGCGATTGTTGCTGACGGCAGCAACTGGTATGCAGTCCATTACGATGAAAACGAGAAGCCAATTTGTTCAAACATGCTGGAACTACTCGATTGCAAATACCCCGATTTTAGCAAGCTATTACCCGCTGAACTGGAACCATGCGAAGAATTTCCCATGTTCAATGCCCGACTACTGGCATTGCCTTACCTGATGTTTCGTCATGGTTTTGGCCCGGTGAAATTCAAGCCTTACGGGAAAGAAGCACCGTGCCAGTTACTGCTCGACCCAGCCACTAATCACCTGTACGGAAACCCATTTCTGGTAATTATGCCGCTACATTCAAACGCCTTTGAACTCTGCCAGGGGGTGCTGAATGAAGAAGGTATTTGAGATTATGTGGACGCTGTTCTTTTCTACCCTTGTCGGCGTTGGGCTTACTTCTGGCTTCTATGCTTGGCTTGGCTGGGTCATTTGGTTGCGGGAGGTGTTGGCATGAAATTCGATTATCAAGACAGCGGCGCGGTGGCCAGCATCACGATCACCAGCACGATATTTGAATTCCGTAAACATAACCGTGTGGTTGATAAGGTGTTGCTTCTGGTAGATGTTAGCCCACACCGAACCGGATCATTCTTCATGAAAACCGTGCTTTCCGGTCGCTCTGCGGCGGTGCTCAGGGCTTATAAACTTGTGGCTCGGGGGGTGTCGCGATGAAGAAATCACTTGAGCTAATTGGTGGCAAAGATAAGGGGGTTGTCGCACCCGTTCCCGCTAATAGCAAGGCTATCGGCCAATCTGGTCAGCAAAGCATATTACCACTGGCGTACATCATCAGATTAGCGTGGGGTAACCCCGGCGATATCACAGGCGCTGTATGGGCGGCTGGTTACCGTAAGCCAGAGAAATCAGCCGAGGAAGCCGCTCTACTGACTTTGGATCTGATTACGAATGATTATTACGGAAATGATATCCCTTTCGAGTATTGGCCCACAACTTATGACCACGTGCTATCTGGCGAACTGAACCTGATTGTTTTCGAGGCTGTATATCTAGATAACTCGAACTCCGTCAGTGTTGCAAGGGCGATTATCGACGCCGGATACAGCAAGGTGGGTACCAATGGGTAAACAGGCTGATATCAACGACACCCAAGTACGGGCCACGGTTCGGATAGATGATGGTCGCGACTGGACGAAATGGCTTAACTGGAAAATGCGTGAAAAGTACCGCATGCGGAATGGGATAAATGAAGCACCACCAGCCAGACCGAAGGTAGCACCAGTGACAATAACGCCGATTAAACAGCCCCGGAAACGGGGTTATAAGGTGGTTCAGAAAGCGATAGGGGCGGTGTGATGAATAAACAAGACCATATAAAAATGCTTCAGTTTGAGATTGAGTTGTTGGAAAAACAGACAGCATCAAGCAATCCATGCGCCGCGCTACACGCTGAGTTTGTTCTCTCTAGCTACCGAGTTGCCCTATCTGCGCTAATGGCTGAACCGGTTTATTGGGAGATTGCCGGAATCCTATTTTCAACGCGAGAGGATGCACTTAAGCCCGGTTTTCGAGGAACCCCAGAGCCGCTATACGAAGAGCTAATTGTGGAGGCGAAACAGTGAAATTCAAATGTACAGGCAAGTGGAACGGTGAACCATTCGAGCGCGTTACCGAAGCAGAAGACGAGGCCGATTGCTACGGGCATTGGCACTGGTGGGCCTCGATGGGTGAAGCCACTATTACTGATTTTGTCATGGAGGTATGCGCAGATGAGCAACCGTCAGCAGTTTGAAAAACGTTGTCACTACGTAGGCGGCTTTGATTTAACTCGCCATGGCAACGGCTACGCTAGCTACAGAACGGATTTAGGCTGGACATGGTGGCAAGCGGCAATCAAAACACCGGTAATGCTCCCCCCCAATGATTGATATCACTGGTCTGGAGGGTGAAGACCTAAACTCCGCGAACCATTTCAACGCTGCCATTGCTATGTGCTCTATAGCGATCCGGAAGGCGGGTTACTCAAGCGAGTGTTCACCAATGTTTTACCCTACAGATAAGCAAGGCGGCTAATTATGATCACATGTGAATTATTGACAATTGAACGGGTAGAAAAGGCTGTAGGGTATGACCGCACAACCATCTACCTGCGCATCAAAGAAGGGACATTCCCAAAACCAGTTAAAGACGGGCGCAACTCTCGTTGGCCGTCAACGGTGATTCAGGAATGGATTGATAACCTTATTGTGGAGAATCAGAAGCAATCAGGCCAGTAACCCACTGGCCCCACTCTTCCATTAACTGCCGTCTCTCTGGCATGTACTCGGCGTGATTGTATGCGGCTGACACACGGTTTTTTTCAACGTGTGCTAGCTGCCGCTCGATAACTTCATGCCGATATCCCATTTCATGCAACCTGGTTGAAGCTGTAGCGCGGAAATCGTGAGTTGTTATCACCGTACGAGCGTATCCCAACTGCACAATAGCCCTATTTAAAGTGGATGCTCCCATGTAAGTGTTGTTTAGTCTGGTATTGGGGAATAACCAACGCCTATTACCCGTAATTTTCTTCAATTCATTTAGCAGGGATATTACTGGGGCAGACAATGGCACTCTATGCATTCGCCCCATTTTCATTAGTTCCGGGGGAATAACCCATTCCGCATTATCAAAATCAATATGTGACCATTCAGCCGAACGTAATTCAGCTTGTCTAACAAATACTAGCGGCAAGATTCTTAGCGCTATAATAGTCGCTTGGTTACCGGTGGAGCTATCAAGACGCAAATAATAATCACGTAACTCATCACCAGTGAGCGGTCTAGAATGTTCGGTTTTAGGGACTATAATAGCCCCCCTTAATGCCGCGGCCGGATCGGAGTCTGCGCGTAATGTCGCTACGCCATAGCAAAAAACAGCAGAGCACCACTGCCGTACTTTAACCGCTACGGATTTAGCGCCCCGACTCTCAAGGTCTCTAATTATTTTTAATATATGAGAGGCGTTAATTTCCCGCATAGGCATAGCGCCAATAGCGGGGAAAATATCGTTATACATAAAACCAGTGATCTGATTTTTTGAATTTTTTGCCCAATGCTCCCCTTTTTTATCCAGCCATTCTTTTGCCACTATTTCGAATGTATTGGCGTTCTCAGCTTTTGCGATATCCCGCTCAACTGCTTTGGCTTCCTTGGGGGCGATGCCGTTTTTTACCTGCTCCCTAGCCCACTCACGCAATCGACGAGCTTCGGCCAACGATACGGCAGGGTAACTCCCGATAGTGTAGCGTCCGTCCTTTGTAGGCGTGATCCAGTAGCGATAACGCCATGTCTTTACACCCGAGGGGCGAACATCCAAGTACAGGCCGTTACCATCCTGCAATTGATAGGCTTTTTCTTGAGGTTTAGCGTTGCGGGCTTTGGTATCAGTTAACTTCAT